TGAACATGCTTTACTGTGTACATCATATCGTATCGTTGTAATCAAAGGCTCTTCCCAGTAAACACCATCGTCCAACTCTACTTTATCATATACTACCTGGTCTTCAAAGTCTGGCCTTTGTTGTCGAAGTGCTTCTGTCAGCTCTTGACTGTTGTAGTTAAAGTCCATGTAATAATGTAACGAAATGTCTTGATCACCACCTGTTGCAATAAACAAGTACACACTGTGTATCTTCTTCTTTGTAGATGGGTCACCCATATCCAACCATGCACTACGCATAATAGATGTCAATGGTGGATTGTCTGTCAATACATCATCAACAATCGCAGAACCTGCTGCACGTTTACGAGACAATACCATGATTCCATGTTCAGCATCACTGTCGACTGAACCGTCATTCATTCCAAACATAACATCGCCTGTTGCATTCACAATCATCGGTCCTGCTGGGATGTCCTCACGCATTGACCATGTGACTTTGTCTGTATGATATACCAATGCAAGATTATTTATGGGACTACCATCCACAGGAAAATGCACAATATATTCTCTGCGCTTCTTGCTATACACTGCCGAAGCTTTTGCGATTGCATCTTTATTGATTCGTTCAAACGTATCACGCAAATGTGGAGTCACATTCTGTACTGTTGGATTGCTGTAGTCCAAGTTTATATTGATACTGTATATACCATCGTAGCTCAAAAATAATATGCCTTGTCCCTCTACGCCTACGATTGTATTTGTTGCTCGAGTACCTACATACTGCACAAGATTGGTTGCTACAAAGTTAGGATATGAACCTCGTATTATGTCTATGCTGTACTCACGAAATACAAGCATATGATTAAAATATGAAAATAATCCTGTAAGCCCACCACCTTGTCGATGAGACAACGTAATAAAGTTCAGCGCAGCAAACTGGTCCGGCTTGGCTGGATGACTGTAATACAACGTCAAGTCATCATCACGTCCACCATCCACAAACAAACAATCTTTGTAACTTCCCAAGTATCTACATCCTAATGCAGGAAATGGTATAGAATCAAGTTGAGATGGTGCCAAACTTCCTAGTGCTGAATCGGGATGATCATCAATAAAAAAGTCATCCGCATTGTTTGGTATCTCTGCAACAAAATAAAATGTCTCAGGGTCTGCACTACTATCTGCTCCATAGTTCTTTGTGCGATATATACGCCTTGCAATCACATCATTATTGCCTGTAGGTATCTCTATAGCTATTCCATATAATAATGCAGCTGAAGTAGTATTCCAAGTAATCTGATTGCTACTTGTACTTAAAGGAGATTCTGCACCTGCTGTATTTACATATGAAACTTTATATTTATACTTGTTTTCTGTATCTTCTGTTTCTACTCCCAAACCTTTTTGTTTCAAATCATCTTCGGGTAATGTACTCACATTAGCAGTTCTAAACCATACAGATATATTGTTTTGACCACTGGCAGAAGCAGCAGGACTAGTTTCTACACCCCATGCTACAGGAGAAGATGGTGCAGCATCAAATCCCAACGGATACTCTATCAAATAGTTTGCTGTAAGGTAATCTGTAATCGGCCACAGTCTTGCTTTGCTAGGTCTGTCATATCCATTTGCATACAACACGTATCGTCCAAACTGACAATACTGCGTTCCTAACTCAGAAGACCTGGGGAGTGTTCGCCCCTCTGACAGTGCGTTCTTCTTGACTGATCCATGGAAATCATTGAGCTGATACAATGTACCATTCTGTTCAAACAAGATCGAATCTTGTGCGCCTTGATGTCGCTGCACATAAAACATTGTATCCACACGATTCGTCAAAAATGGTAGATAACTGTTCCTTGCAGTTTCATACTTTTCGTATCCCAAACGATTGGTCCATCCACCTGTGTACTGATCAACTTGCCAGTTCACCAGTTCCTGCAACGCATCAATAGGCTGCGGATAGTTCTCTACTATACCTTTGAGTTTGTCTACCTTTGCGTTTGTATCTTTCATGGGATTCTCCGAAGAGGAGTAAACATGGGAACAGTATCAACACCGGACTCTTTCATAAATCCTTTTACAAATCGTCTTGGCTTTTGTGTCAAAAATCTTTGTTCCATCTTCACAAGTTCGTTCTCATACTTTCGTCTGTATATTCCTGCCAATGTAGGATTGTCATGCTTATTTAATACATCCATTAGACAAGCATATGCAAGTATAAGATGGTGTGACTGTGGCAGTTCGGGTGTATCTGTAGCCTCTTGTAATCTTGAAGGTATGTACACATAGCGCACTGAAACTTCAAAGTCCTCATTTTGTCTGGGATACAAACGGAGCTGCTGTCGATAACCCTCAGTATATGGAAAACGTTCATTGTCCAAAACAAACGTACCATCTTCAAACTCAGTCTGAGTAAATGTTACAGTTGTACTACCAGAAGCCCCAGGGTCTTGTTCATCTATTCTGTAAAAACCATCGAATGCAGGAGTATTATCTGCATTGTATATATAAAATCTTCGTGCAAATGGTTTTGTTGTTGGCAACGCTGGAAACGATATTTGTAAAATCTGATCGTCTGCTAGTTCAACTTCTTCTGAAAACTTAGACAGTCCAGATTCAACTTCATACTTCTCTCCATTCTTTTGCCATTTCAAGTATGTTTGTGCTACGCGTACACTTCTTACACCTTGACCTGCTGAAGCAGTAAATGCAGATACATTGGGAGCAGATACAGGTGCTGACAACATAAAGTCATCTTGCATAATCCAATAGTTTGGAATGTTCACTTCATCCAATGGCAAGTTGTAATACTCATCTTCATATCGAGTCAAAGGAATAAAACGGCCAACATCTGTAGGAGAGATTGAAAAGGAACGTCTGCCTACTTGCAACAGTGCTACACAATCTACAGGCAAACGTACAAAACGATTCTTAAACTTGACTGTCTTTGTTCCTGTAAACTGCACGTTTGCATCCACAAAACATTCAGTGTCATTACCAGGAGCATTGTACAATACCTCGTACTCTGTACCTTCAATCTCAATAATGTTACCCTCAGCCCATCGAGGGACACCAGCAGAAGCAGTGATTGTAGTTAGTTTTGTGCTTATATCATATAGTGATGTAGCACTTACCTCTACATCTGCATATACTTCTATCTTTTCTTCTTTCTGCGCAAACGTAAATGCCTTTTCGGAAAACAACATGCGATAGTGATGATTGATTATGTCATCAATCTGTTGTGTGTACTCACGATTCGTCGATGGATCGTAGTCAATGATGTTGGCAATATATTGTCGAATGTCTTGTAGATTCATGAGTCACCTATAAAAAAGGGCTAGGCTAGACCAAATGGAATAACCTAGCCCAGCATTGTTGGAGAATGCCTAGAAGTTGTTTACAACAAAAACTTTGATGCTTTCATCTGCTGTAGATGCTTCAAGAGCAATAGCAGCAATAGCTTGAACAGGATCTACATTTCCAGTAGTTGTTCCTGTACCATCACCAAGGTCAGTTCTAAACTTTTTGTTTTCAGCTTTACCTGCTGTAGCACCTACAAAAAGAGCATCACCAATAGCAATGTTTACACCTGAACCATCAACTTTCGCTTCGATAACTCCACGAATACAAACACGTACATTTTCACCTTGAGCAGCATCTGCAATAACAACCCCAACAGGGCAAGCATCAGCAGCATCAAGAAGGTCTACGTGTAACGCAATGTCACTTGCAGTTGCTTGGCTCAAATCAAGAGATACAAAATCTCCCTCTGTAAGAGCAGCAGAAGCAATAAATACTTCTTCGATTCTACGGTTTGAAGCGTCAGCAGAAGAACCTGTAGTATCTTCAGCTGTATCAAGTCGTTGTAATAAGTTTTGAGTAGCCATGTTTCACCTCTATTCGTTTATGCTAGCAAATGCATTGACAAGGATACCATGACCAGACAAGTTTGCAGTAGCAAGTTGTGAACGAGTCATGATGTTTGCAGCCATAGCTGCATATCCACTGATACGCTCAAACTCACCCATTTCGAAGTAAGCATCGCGATCAAAGTACAATGACATAAGTTTTGAGTTTAGGAACATCGCATCGATAGTTCCTTTTGCCAATCCATCAGTTTGATAATGACCTTGTGTAAGTGTACCAAAAGTGATGTCTGTTCCATCCATATCTTGTGCAGAATGAGTTACGTCAGACTGATCAAAATAATCTCCAAGATTAGGCTCAACATAAACCTTTGCACCATTGAACATAAGTCCAAGTTTACCAGCCATGTCACGCTCTTCTTGAATAGATGTGTATCGCTCTTGTGCGAACAAGCTATTCTTGTAAAGCTCATAGCAACGTGGTGACATAAGAATGATGTCAACCTCTCCCTCTGGAGCATATACTTGTGTATCAATGTACAACTTGCTCATAGCACGGAAAAGACGAGTAGCGTGATCTTGTGAGTTATCTGGGAATGCAGATGGGCAATCAACGTATTGGTTTTGGAATGTTTCAGTATAAGTTGCTTTATCAAGACTACCTACTTCACCCTCTTGATTTCCAAAAGGACGAAGTCCAAACCATCCGTTTGCTCCTTTAGGAGACAACGTTTCAAGCTCGGAAAGTACTGAAGATTCG